TATATCTATTATTATATCATTTTATGCTGTTCTTTTCCACATATAAACAGTTATGTATGGTTGTCGGTTTTCGTGTGATCCGCCACCACCAGTATTCTGGTTGGTTGCGGTCGTTCCGCCAGTATAATCTTGTTGCCAACCGTCCTGCGAGGAGCCGTTCGCCGGGGACTTATATCCATACGCGGAACAATCGCCAGCACCGTAGGAGTTCCATTTATTGTAAGTCGTGTGCGAATGTGAGTTTTGCGTGTGGGTATGGCTTGGCATTTCAGCAATCGTGAGTGTATGTTTTTCCTCGCCACCAGTCGCTTCTACGGTCGAATAATTCGTGGTTCCATTTGAACCGATACCAATTGGTACGCGTCCGGCACCCCACGCTACCCAAGTTCCGCCATAAATCGCCTGAACTTTCGCAGCAGTATTTAGGGTTGTCGTCATTATGATTTGGCCGACGTGACTAGAAACCAGCGGGACGCCTTTTGAATATACTGGGCCGTCGACTTCTAGATGCCCACGATCGGTACTTGCCAGAGTCTTACTTGGCCTCATTCCAATAGAAACTCTACCATCTACTCCAATAAAGAAGTTCGGCATTCCAATTGATACTGATAGATCGGTCGATGTATTCGAGAATGAATCAACGGCTCGAACTTGGACATCCCATTGGTAATTATTGTCTAGCGTAATTGATAAGTTTGACAGCGACCAGTTTGCGCTACTTATCGTTACTGCTCTGGAAGTCCAATTGCTCCATTCAGAGCTTGAAGATTTCTTGGTTCGGTATTCGAGAGAGATAGTATTCTTTACAACGCCATTTACAAGAATTGGCGAGTAGGTTCCAGAGGCGTTTAATTTTGCTTCTGATTCAAAGTTATTCACGCGTTGTATTGAGGCAGAAATAGTCGGTTTTACCCAAGGATAAATCGTTACCTGTCTTGCTACGGCCTTTGCGGTAGAAAGCGCATCAATTGCCGATACGGTTAGGTTCGTAGTTCCTGATTCTGCCGGTGGATCTAATGTCGCTGTTACATCCGACGAATCGTCATAGTCTACGGTCTTCGATTGACCGACAAAAGTAATCGCGTAGTTAGAGACATTAACTCCGTCATTGCCGGTCGCTTTATTGGCAGTAGAGATTGTGACAAGTGGTGTGGATTGACCTTGGATCATGGCTTGATCGTCACCAGTCATTTCTGTCGTCGTCGCATTTGTATCGCGATATTCAAAATCTGAAAAGTTTGGCGCCTCATGCGTTGGGATCGTAGTAAATGTGATTGTTTTTATTGTTGAGTCGCCACCGTTTGGCGTATTGATTTTAGCCTGTAGAGTAATAGTTGAATCTGTTGGGAGATTTGCGACAAATGTCGCGTTTGTTCCTACGGCTGCACTTATTGTTCCAAAGCTGATCCATGACGAATAATTCGTTCCGCCATCGGTAGAATAGCGATAATATCCGGTTCGCGTTTCGGCACCACCATCAGCAGATCGCATGTAGCTAATTGTTGCGTTAACTTTATTGTAAGCCGAATACACTTGGCTTGCGTAAGCTAAGGTAGCTAGCGGTGGACATGGAGTGTAGAACGAGCCGGCAACGCCCGAAGTTGAAGCTTGCGTGTTTGTAGCGTAGCCACCATACCAATACCTATGGTTCCCCTCGATGTTAAACGAACTTGGGTTTGCGTTTGAGGAATTATTGACGGTTATCGTCGAGGAAGTTGTATTTCTGGCTATCGCGTAACGATATGACGCACCATAGGAATTCTGGTTGAGAATTGCGGCTTCAATATAACGACCATCTACGCCAGATGGAACACCATATGAGGAAATTGACACTTTGAGCGTAGCAGAATTGTAGGTTTTGGAGTTTAAGGCCACTGAGAGGCCACTCGGCGCAGTAACTCCACTAGGAATGTATCCGGAGCAAGTATATGACCTAGTTCCACTATACCAAGGACAAGACCACGTAAATGTTCTGGTGCCGTTCGCAAGCGATCCAGTCCAAAAGTTCATCGTGCCTTGGCAGAGGAATCGTCCACTCACTCCGCCACCATCTAAGGCAAGATTGTCGATATAAACGTAGACCGAATATCCAGATCTTATTTCAAATCTAAGCCTAGAACTTCTGGAAGTTCCACTTGAAGAATCGTCATATTGTAAGTAGACGTATCCGTAGGTTGCGGATGCGTCATTTAATGCAGTCGTCGCTACTGTTTGCCAAGCCATTAGTTTTCACTCCTTACGAACGCCCAGCCGTCATTTTGTGGGACTATTTTAATTGGAGACATCGCGATCTCGTTTGTAAATTCTGCCTTTGGCGCTACCAATCCCTCGTTATTGATAGTTGCGGCCAATACATTATTAGAGTAGGCATTCAGTTCTTGAGGAGTCTGCTTGGTATAAGTTCCGTTTAACGTACTTGAGCGAATCGTTACACCGGTGCTGTCGATCGCAACTTGTGTGTTCGCAAATTCGCCGTTTGCTTGCGTCCATTGCGTTTTGTAGTCGCCAACAGCTAACATCATATCGTTGATACTGAATTCTGAGTCGGCAGATCCATAAACTGATATCGTTAGGTTTGATGAATTCGGGAGTATCCCCTCGATACTATGCTCGTCGTAGAATGATTCATCGCCATTATTTAAGCTGATTTCCCATACGCCGGTTTCGGTGCCGTCTGCTATCCTAACTAGACACTCACCAACGGCCGTTTTCTTGATTTTACACGAGAACGAATAGTAGGTTTTATCAGCGATGCTTGAGTTGTCTGCCTTTACTTCTACTACTTGCGATACGGTCATATCTTTTAGGGAGATATTTTGACGCGATAGTGAGCCGTTGACAGCAGCTTCAGCAGACGGTGTGATGTTGATTGTACCAGAGCCACTTAAAACCCAAGATACTGGTAGGCCATTATCGTCCAAGGCATACATCGCTGAGTTCTTAAGCAGGTTGTTTCCGCCTGAATTTTGTACTGATGTCACGACATTTGAGATTGTCTGTGTGATAGTGGTGTAGTTTTCATTTACTTGGTTTTCTAGGATACTCTGTTCTTCGACTATTGATTGAATCTCTTGGCCTTGTTTATCGACTTTAATCTCAGTATTATAGATCGTCTTCGTGATTCCGCCGGCTAGTGCATAATTAGTCTGCGTTTCGGTTGGCGCTATGCCTTTGAGAACTTCTGTCATGCCCGGGCCAATTTTTAATGATATGGCGGTCACTATTATTTCCCAAGTATTCGTGCCGTCTGTTATGGATAGTCTGTCACCAATCTCATACCAACCATGGCCCTCGGTCGTAATCTCGAATGGATAATAATAGAATCCATCTGCTTCATCTAAAATCGGTTGCGCAAGTGTTTCGCGATCATCGTCTAGGATCTCATTGTTGGCGAGTTTTATTTCGGTTCTGCCATTTTCGGCAATACTTTCTTCGTCTGTAACTATTATATTGTCTTCGGCAGGAGTTCTGGCAAGTACAACGCTATTTACTGGGCCATATTTTGGTTCCAACTTTGCTTTTTTGAGATTCGCATAAGTTAAAGTTTCCGTTGGCAACATTTCTATTGGACGAAGTTTTATGGAGTTATAAGTAACTTCACAAAGCGAAGCAGTCGTGCCGGCTATTTCAGCAAGGATATCACGAAAAGTTGTTCCGTTGATTCTTGCGTATAAATCCTCAGTAATTTCATAAGAGAGATTTGCGACATTTGTTGCATATCTTGCTAAGCCAAATCTATCGCTTATTTGTTCAAATAAGTTTTCTACCGTGCAGGGAAATGTAAGATTTCCGGCTTCATATGCGACTTTGCCCATTACTCCCATTTGGTCATAAGCCTTAAAGTCGGTGGTATCTTTTTCTAAATTGACCGTCTGTTCGTAAATGACAAATTGGCCGAGAGTGCAGGATTCCCAATCATTCTCGGTCTGTATTTCGAAAGAGACCTCGGCGGTTTTGCCAATTAAATTATATGCGGTGCCAAGTAATTTGAACGACAAACTTTTAGTTGCTACGCCAAAATAGTTTCCGATATCTTCTTTGGTTAGTGATACGAAATCATCCGCCGAAGTATAATCGTGGCCGTCACAGGCTATCTTTACGCGGATAGTTTTTACGGGCGCTCTAGCTACATTCTTAAAAGCTTCAGTTACTTCTATCATCTTTTACTCACCGGTATTAAGTTGACCGTAAATGGTTGGTATAGCTCGCGGTATTTGTCCATCAGCTCGACCGTATAATCTGAGGCGTAATATTGTGCAGTACGATTCGTTCTAGTTTTGGGATCGTAGAAAGTGACGGAGAAGTATGGTTGGTCTAGTAAGTTACAGAGATTTGCTACTATCGCTGAAGTTAAGACTCCACCGATTTCCAGTTCTATTTTCGGAAATACGCCAATGAAAGTCGCTCTGACATCGCCATTCATATTGCGTTCAGCGTCGGCCCAAAGCTTGTTGTTGCCGACCTTATAGGACTTGATGTTCGGGATTGTTTGTCCGTTGATTTGAAGAAGCGTACCTATCATATGCTAATTACTCCCATATTGTTCATAAAAGATTTCTCGTTGATACCACTCACGATCTTATCGAGAATCGTATCTTCGCCGATTTTAACTGTCAGGGCGATTGGTTCTTCTTCATCATCTTTTTCTTGCATCTCCCGGCGCAATTCACTTTGCCGTAATCTCGCATCAATATCGCTCCCGATATTTGCGCCAATATCCATATTCTGGCCGATGTCAGCGATTTCGTAGCCGGAGAACACTTCATCTACGGCTCCGGTCAGTTTATTTGCCATATAGACGACTTCAGATTCCGCATCATGAATTGATTCGGCGATTCCGCCAGCGATACCGGCCACAAAGAAACCACCTGATTTCTTCATCACCCGGCTTGGCGATTTGATTTGGAGGGTAGAGTTAAAAGTATTCTTGGCGGCAAGTGCGCTATTTTTCGCCGCATTTGAGACCTGCCACGAGTTTTGGTTGATACCGGTGGCAATTCCGCCAGCGAAGCTGCGACCGCTCTGTTCGAATTGTGGCTCGACGGCATCTGCCACCTTTACGGCTTCTTTTATAGAATCGGTTGAGCTATTCCAGAACTTTTTATAACCCTCATCTGCTTTTGCTAACTGGTCGCCGATAAAGAGAGCCATATTTTCGGCATCTTCTTCGGTAAATTTGACCATTTTGCCATGCGCGTCTTTGTACTCGATAGTTGAGGTACCGAGTTCGAGGAGTTTCTGGTTGATATCTTCGTAACGACCAGCTTTGGCGAGGTCTAGCAACTCGGCCTGTTTCTCGGTCATAATACGCTTCCACTCCATGTTGCCGTATTCTTCGGTTTTATCTGTTACGGTCTGTTGAGCTTCGGCGAGCTTTTCTTTTGCTGCTGTTGCGCGACCTTCCGCAGAAAGTGCTTCAAGCTCAGCTTTGTGGAGTTCGTCGGTTGAGTAAGTACCGGCATTAAGCATTTCATTATATTTTTCGCGTTTCTTGGTGGCTTGCTCTTGTGCGTTGATATAAGCTAGTTCGGAATCGACAGCATTTAACTCGGCATCCTCTAGTTCGTCTATCAGCTCTTTCTGCCTTTGTATGGCTTCGTTATGCCATTCCGTTGTTTGTGTTGAGAGTTTGACCGTATCCATACGGTTGCGCTCGGCAAGTTCAGCTTCCATCGTAGAAAGCTTCAAAGCTTCATTTACTACGCTAATTCCGGTGAGAACGGCTGTAATCGCAAGTCCTACAATACTCGTAGTAGAGAATACAGCGTTTAAGATCTGGCCAGCTGTCGCACAGGCGCTCTGTGCGGCCGTTACGACTCCGAGACCAACTGCGTAAGCGCCACTTGCTGTCGTTCCGGCTACCATGGCACCGGTCATAGCAATTTGAATCCCGGTTACTATTCCGGCTATCAGTTGGTAAGCTTCCCATGCGGCCACCATGATACCTATTGTCAACGCGATATTTTTTATCAGCTCTACGACCGCCTGTTGCTGAGCGATCCAATTTAGCATATCGCCAATACCTTGGAGAACGCTGACAATAATTCCACCAGTAAATTCGGCAATTGGTCTTAAGAAGTTATCGAATAACCAAGCGAAAGTTGGCGCACAAGCATCTATGACGGCTCCAATTAGGTTTAGCGCTCCGGCTATTGCGTGGAAGGCGGCAGGAATAAAGTCATTCATAGCCCAGAGCGTCAGAGGCTCTAAAACGTTATCGTAGAGCCATTCTAGCCCGGCGCCAATTCTGTCGCCGAAAGGTTTCAGTGCTTCCCAAACTTCATTTAGGCCTTTACTAATTTTCTCCCATTCTATCTTTTTGAAAGTATTATTAAGCTTCTTGCCCATCTTCTCGAAAGCCTTGTAGATTCTGTCGGCCATTTCGAGTGCCTTATTGGTAATCTTGTCAAAGTTTCCAGAATATAAACTATCCCAGTCTATCTTTGGTAGATCAATAGTTCCGCCACCGCCGCCACCAGAGCTTCCGCCGGATGATGAATCGTCTGGGGCATTTAGAGTGTTCATTTCATCAAAGGCGGCGAGTTGTTTAGCGAGCTTCTTGACCTTGCCACTTGAACTATCAGCAGCATCGCCAACGGATCCTATGCCAGTACTTATGTCTGAAAAATCTTGCGCATAAGCACTCGCGTCGAATTCGATTCCGAATAATCTCGCTATCGCCTGAAACGCTCTCGTCGTCGCAATTACGATCGCATTGAGGACAGGGAGAACGACCGAGAGAAGCGGTTGGAACATATTACCAATTGCTACACCTAAATCTATAATTGAGGTTTTCAGCATCCTCATCTGATTTGCCGGACTGTTGATGGTTCGCGCCAAGTCGCCTTGCGCGTTTGAAGTTCTTTGCAGGATGGCAAGATAGGTTGCCAAGGCCTTTTGCTGAGTATTTAGCTCATCACCAGTTCTGGCAATGCCATTTGCGTAGGCGACTTGCTTTACTTCGCTATCTCGCACCATAATACCAAGCTCTTGTAACGGCCTCGGCATTCCGGCCATCGCTGACTGAATTTTCTCAAAGGCTGATTCCGGTGATATGTTATAGAATGATGCGATGTCGTTCGAGAGTAGAGCAATACCTTTACCGAGCTTAACGGCTTCATCCTGCGCGATACCCATTGAGGCGGTCATATTGGTCATTACGCCAGAGTATTTACGAAGCCAAGCTCCGCTTACGCCGACTGAGTCCTGAACCTGCTTACTCCACTCTCTAGTCGCGTCAGCCCATTTACCCATTGAGACTTGGAACAAGTTCTCATCCTCGATATAATTCATGGCCGCTGTAATTGAGCTTGCGGTCGCCTTGATAATCGCACCAACAGAAACAACCTTGGCCGCGAGCGAGCCAAAGCCTTTAGTCATATTAGTGCTACTATTTTTTACATTTTTATCAAGCCCAGAAATCTGACTCTGAACTTTGGCGATTTCTGAGTTGAATTTACTTGTTTGTGCGGTGATGAGAACTTGTAGCTCATCTACTGTCATTGCCATTGATTTTTGCTCCAAGCAGGGTGGCAGTTTTAAGAAGAACGTCGTCGGTTATCGGCATCATCTTCTTTTCCTGCGTACTAGAGAGAAACGGCTTGTCTGGGAACTTCTTCGGCGCTCCAATTGCTAGCCCAATATACTGGCCGAGCAAATAGTTGAGCGCGTCCGTAGTTTCTGTACGAGTTTTTACTTTACGAGAGTAAGCCTCGCAATGCTTGAGAAACTCATTTGGTGTTAAGCTCCAATAAAGTTCGAGAGAAACTCCAATATAGAGTGCATCTACTTCGTGTTCTCGCCAGCTTTCTTGGAAGCTTCTGGTATCTTTGAGGCTTCCGCGATTGCTTCGGAGAGAGTCGTTCGCATTTGATTGGTGTCGATTGCTCTTGGTAAAAAACCGGCTTCAATCAGAGCGTCTATGACTTCAATTTGAAGTTCAATTTTGCCATATTCTTTGATTTTCTCGTCAACGATATCGAATGTCTTTTCCTCGTCGAGGTTCAACCTATTTCCAGACTTATCTCTTAAGCCCACCATTAAGAATTGGATTAAAGTTGTTAGTTTGAATGACGCAATAATCTTTTCGAGTGAGCCGTCTAGAGCTTCCTCTACGGCGGCTACATCTCTTGCGGTGAATTTAAGATTTAGTTTGTTGCTCATGGTATTATTCCTTGATTAAGTTAATATTAAACATTTGCCGGTGTGTATTCTGGCGCGCCAGATACGCGAACGGTCGCCTTGAAAGTATCTAGGCCATCCGTAGTCTTTTCGCCGAAGCCAAAGGCGCTGAAATAGCCATTGAGGGCTAGTTTGGTGCCGGACGGTGTTTCGATTACGAAGTCGCGGTTTTGCTGACCGTTGAAGACGTCATAAAGTGCTGAGACTTGGACGCCATCAATAATATTCCCAGCGATATCGAACGAGCCAAAATCTACGACACCGGCGATAAATTCCTTGGCTCCGTTTGGACTATCAAGAGTCGTTACGTCAATTTCTTCGCGTTCGCCATTTACTTCGCCAATGGAAGTAAGATGAGCGATTACTGTATCGGCCTGCTCGTCGCCGGCCTTTTTCATTGTGAGGGTTGTACCCATAGTTCGGGTTCCAGCCAT